TCGCGAAAGGCGGAGAAAAGAACGGCATGGGACAAAGGGCAGGCGGGGCCAGCGACGGGCCAACAGGAGGAACGGGGGCGGAACGGTCAACGTCTTCAACAACGCGGAAACCAAGATTGCGCCGTCCGACGTGCTGTTCCTCGACCCCGCGACCATCCGCAGCATCAAAAAGAGCGTGGCCACGCAGATCTACGCCGAATTCGGCGAATTCCTCAAGGAGCGCTACGCATAAATGATCCGTTCGGTTTCATCCCATGATCTTCAGGCGGCATTTCTTGATCACTCGATTAAGACGTCCGGCTACGACGACCATCGAGACTACATCGGTCTTTCGACGATCGCGGAATGTCCAGCCGAGATCTACCGAAGATTTTTCGATTCCACTCCCGCCTCCGTCAGGCGCCGCCTCAAAACAAAAGCCAGCTACGAGATCGAAGAGGATTTGAAGGCGAGACTCAAGGCCATCGGAATCTATTCGCCGGGCAAAGAGATCTCACTCTTTGACGGCATGGTCAAAGGCCACACCGACGGTGAGCTATTTGGCGCCCTCCTGGAGATCAAAACCGTCCCGTTGGACGATCATATTCCACAGGGAAAGATCCCGATCCGGGTCTACTGGCAGTGTCAGGCGTACCTGAAGTATGGCGAGTATTCACTGTGCCACGTTCTGTACTATAGCCGGGAGGATGGGCTGTTTCGTTTTTTCGAAGTGGATCCGCACGCGCCGACGATGAATCTCATCGAGGGAAAGTTAGAAAGACTCGTGAGGGCCGTTCGAACGCGGACCAGGCCGGCCTGCGAATGCGGCAAATGTCAGGACCCCGAAGGAGCCTTACAGGCAGATGGCCATCGTTGATTTCGACACTGAGTGCTGGAACGATCCATGGGTTCAGAAGCTGCAGCCTCTGGCCAAGCTGCTGTTCGTTTATCTGTGGACGAACGTGCATCGGAACATCTCAGGCATATACGTGATCACTCCCGAGACAATTTCTTTTGAAACGGGGCTGACCAGGGATCAGGTTGACGCGCTTTGGCCTTGTCTCGAGCCGAAGGTAAGGTACGATCCTGAATGCTCACTCTGCTGGGTTGTGAAGCATGCCCGGCGGCAGTTCCTCAGGAGCGGCAAGCTGTCGCCGAAACTCCGCGCGGGCATTCGAAAGCACGTGTGGAAATTTCGGTGGCACCCCTTTTCCGAGGCCTTTGCCCAGATCTACCCGGAAATTTTCACACCACAAGAAGTTGAGGTCTTTGCAAAGGCGGATACTAAATCAGACAGTATGGATACCCTATCCATACTGCTTGATACTTCTGGGGGTAAGGGTAAGGGTGGGGGTAGTTTTTTATTTAAACAATAAAACCGTCGTAGTGTGGAAATGTGGAAATCTCGCCCAGCGCCGCTAAAATCCGCTGGGTAAAGTGAAAACCAAAAGACGATGCGGAGGCAAACCTGAATGTTCAACATGACTGCCGAAATAAGTCAGGAAGACATTAAGAACCTCTTGCAAAATTTTTCGAAGGATTTGGTTCGAAAGGCGATCCGGTCTGCGCTCGATCGTACAGGCACTTGGGCAAAGAACTATCTAGCGACCGACATCTCGTCGAACTACAACCTCTCGGCGAGCAAAGTGAAGAAGGCGATCAACGTTTCGAGGACGACACAGTCAAGTCTTGAGATGTCCGTCAGCATAAAGGGAACCCAGCTGTCGATCCTCAATGACTTCGGCGCAATCCAAGATCGGACGGGGATCCGGGCGAGCATAAGCAGGACCGCCGCGTTTTCCGTGCCGCATGCCTTCATCAACATCGCCCGAAGGGGAAGCGGCCGATTCATAGCGATCCGCGCCGGTCGTTCGCGTTACCCGACCAGCGGCAAGCCAGGGCGCGGTCCGAGTTTGCCGATGCTGGTGAACCGATCTGCCAACAGAGAAAAGCGCGACGCGGATTTGACGAACCATCTTTACCAGGAATTGGAAGAGCAGATCGCCAAGCGAACGGCCGGCCTGCCAGCGCCAGCAGCCTTAGAATGACCGGGTCCTTCCTGGGCCATTGCGGCATACGGCGCTCAAGCCCGCAACTTTCGCGAGCGAGGCAAATTTTTTTTGACCTTAAGATGTTGAAAAGAATAAACATTCTTAAAGGAATCGGATTTTTAGCGGCCTTAAGAGCGATTTTGCCCGGCTCCAATGATTGAAGAAACTTAACAACGGACCGATTTTATGGCTCGATTGATCACCCAGGCTCAGTTCGCACGAAGGTCCGGATATTCTCCAGCGCGGATCACGCAACTGGTGAAGGAAGGAGTGATCACTCTCACGAAGGGCAAAATCGATGCGGCTCAGGCCGAGGCTGCGATCGAGGCCAACATCGATCGCTCACGGCAGTTGAAGTCGCAGGCAAAATCGCAGGCAGCGAACGGCCACGCGCGCGAGGCAGAATCGCAAGCTCCAAAGTCAGCACAAATGGAGCTCCCGATCGAAGGGGGAAATGGCAAGGACCACACCACGCCATCGCTCACTGATGCGCGTCGCGACCATGAGCTGCTAAAGATGAAACTCACCGAAGCGCAGCTCGAGCAGAGGCTCGGCGAGCTCGTGCCAAAGGGAGAGGCCACAAAATGGCTCATCGCCCTGGGATCCGCAACAAAGCTCGCCTTCCTGAACCTTCCCAGGCGTCTTGCCGGGACACTTAAGGCCCTCGATGATGAGAAGGAGATCGAGATCCTTCTCAGATCCGAAATCCGAAGCATCATTTACAACCTTCTGGAGAAACCTTTACGTGGAAAGCATAAGCGCACTCGCAAGAAAAATTCCAAGAAACGCGTGGGAGGCCATCTGGAGGCTTCCCGACGAGATCACCATCCCGGAGTGGGTTGAGAAAAATATCAACCTCTCGGAGAAGATGGCGGCGGAGGCAGGGCCGCTTCGGATCTCGCGCACGCCCTACATTGAGGGACCGCTTCTCGCGCTCCAGGATATCTTCGTCGAGCAGATCGTCCTCCTCTGGGGAAGGCAGCTCGCCAAGAGCACAACGGTCTACTCCTTCGTCTGCTACATCGTGGCCCAGGATCCGGGACCGGCCACCTTTCTCCTTCCTACGCGCGACAAGGCCAAGGAGATCCAGGAGACAAAGCTCGATCCGATCTTTCGCGCCTGCCAGGAGGTCATGAATCGCATGCCCGAGAACCCAGATGACTACACGAAGCTCCGGATGAACTTCCAAACCATGGTTCTTGCCATGGCCTGGGCCGGCTCCGACACGCAAACCACCACCCGGAGCAACCGCTATCTGCTCGTTGACGAGGCGGATGAGATCAAAAAACAGGTCGGCGAGAGCGCCATCGACCCGATCAAGGGGATCAGGCAGACCATGACGACCTTCACAAACAGGAAAGAAATCGACAGCGGGACGCCCACAACGCCTGAAGGGAACATCTGGCAGGAGCTGAAGAGCTGCCAGCTGGTCTTCGAGTACTGGATTCCATGCCCTCACTGCGGTGCGAGGCAGCTCCTCTACTGGGAAAACGTCAAATTTGGAGACAATCATGACCCGATCGTGGTCGAGGAGATCGCCTACTACGAGTGCGAGGTCTGTCAGAGGCAGATTTCGAACCTCGATAAGCTCCGGATGCTCGCCAAGGGGGAATGGAGGGCGCGCACGACCCCGGATCCCTGTGATCAGGTCATGAAGAACGTCCGGGCCAAAGAAGAGGAGACAATCTCGCTCGATGCGGCCCTAAAAACCAAGCGCGTCAAAAAAATCGGCTTTCATCTCCCCAAATGGTACTCCCCTTTTAGTGGAGGGACCTTCGGCGTCATCGCAAAGGAATTCCTCGATGCCAACAAGGCACTGAAGGAGGGCGACGACTTCGCGCCCATGCGGAACTGGCGAATCTACAACGCGGCCAGGCCGTGGGAGGAGGTGGCCATCTCCGAAACCGAGACCGAGTTGATGAAAAACAGGATCGACCTGCCTCCCCCGGTCTGTCCGAAGGGAACAATCGCGCTCACCTGCGGTGTCGACGCCGGCCAGGGAGGCTTTTGGTTCGCCGTGATGGCGTGGAAACGCGACTATAGCGCCCATCTCGTTCACTACGGCTGGCTCGCGGGGGGCTACGAGACGAGCGATCTCGAGCAGTTGATCGGCAGTTGGGTCTACGAAGTCGACCAGGAGGAGCGGCAACTCCGGATCTGGAGGATCGGCCTTGACACCGGCGGCGGTCAGTACTCGGCTGCGGACACGACAATGACCGAGGCCGCGTACCTTTTCATCCGAAAGATGCGACGGCCAGGGCTTTTCGGGACCAAGGGCATGTCCCGGGACAGCGTGCACCGGATCAAGGAGAGCCGGATCGATAGGATGCCCGGGGATAAGGGCGCGATCATTCCCGGAGGCCTCATCCTCATCGAGCTGAACACCGGGCTCCTGAAGGACGTGGTATGGTTTCATCTACGGATCCCACCGAAAGAGATCACCGATCCCGCTACCGGCGAGATATCGATCGACGCATCCCCTCCCGGGCGCTTCACCTTTCACAGCGCCACGGAGACGGACTACGTGAAGCACCTCCTGGCCGAGGAGAAGAGACTCCAGAAGAATGGCGAATGGGAATGGATCCGGACGCGGCGCGACAATCACTATCTCGACTGCACGGTGATCGCGTATGCGATGGCCGACTCTGAATTGCGCGGAGGGATCCGCGTAATCCGCTCGCCAGCGCCAAGGCCGGAGGGTGAAACCGAGCCAAAGCCGCCCGATTCGGTCAATCCCATCACCGACAGACCCAGGGGCGACTGGATGAAAGGATACAAATGAGCGAACCGAGGAAAGTAAAGTGCAAAGTGTGCGGCCTGTCGGTGCACGCCCAGATCATCGATGGCTTCGTGATGATGTTCAATCCGGAGACGCGGCAGCCGCACGAGCACCCGGGGATTCCGCTGACCGCAGACAACGATCGCTGCCCAATCTGCGGGGCGCGGGGAGACATGACAAGGCACCTTTGTAAGAGGTAAAGGAGGCACCATGCAGGTAGAGGACAGCCAAAAAAGAATCATCGTATCGGAAGAGGTGGATCTGATCGAGTTCCCGAAAAGGATACATGGCCTTCTGGTTGAGCGAGCGGACGTGAGGAAGGTTGTGGTGGCTCCGCTGCCCAGGGAGGGCGATGTTCTTGAACATAACGGTCTGAAGTTCGAGGTGGTGAGGGTGCTCAATCGGAAAAGGTACATGATCAAGCTTGTCGAGGCAGCGCCGGTTTAAGGCGAGGGGGTGCCCAAATGGGTGAAGCGCGACGAAGAAAGGAGTGGATGATGGAGAAACAAGGCGAAATGCTCGACGAGCGAGCAAAAAAAGAAAGGGAACTGATCGAGAGCGGTGCGCGTGCCTGTATCAACTGCGTCCACTGGAACCGGGAGAAGCCGGAAGCCGACGACGGCAGCTGCCAGCGCTTTCCGCCAACCGTTTTTGCGTTTCCGATAAAGGGCGCCCTGGGGCAGCCGGGCTTCGGGACGAATTGCTTCTTTCCACGCTGTCGTCCGGAGATCCAGTGCGGCGAGTTCACGCCAAAGGCTTCAATCACCATGCAATAAGGGGAAGGCCACCGATGGGAAAAGACGCAGGGGCCCAGAACGGCTGGCTCTCGGGATGGAAGGAAATCGCCCACTACATCGGCTGCTCGGTGAAGACGGCCCGGGACTACGAAGAGAGGCTCAAGCTCCCCGTCTTCCTCGTCCAGGGGCCCGGCGGGGCATACAAAAAGCGCTACGCGATCCCCTCCGAGCTGGACCGGTGGCTGAGAAATCTTCACGGGGGTTAAAATTACTGCAAGTTTTACCCAACTTTACTGCAACCTTTCCGCATCTTTTCCATATGGATCCTGTTTGACAAGCCCTCCGGTTTCGTGTAACCCTGATCCAACATAAAAAATCCTGGTCTGCAGCCAGGTCGAAGGATTCCAAGAGCCCACCGTGCGCACGGCATGAGTGGGCTTTTCTTTTTTTGCAGACGTCTGCAACGCGAGGAGGGCATACGAAATAACCATTCCCCCTGTTCCTACGACAGAACCGACCCAGGTTTACGCCGGGGACACGGTCAAATGGACCAAGTCCCTCGTCAACTACCCCGCCTCTGACGGCTGGACGCTCAACTATTCCATTCGCGGCACCATCGAATACGATCTCGCGGCCACGACCGACGCCGACGGCCAGACCTACGACATCACCATCCCCGCCGCCGACAGCGCCAAGTGGAAAGCCGGCGACAACATCTGGCAATCCTACGTCACCAAGGGCTCCGAGACATACACCATCGATCACGGCGCGCTGAAGATTCTTCCCGCCCTGGCCAAGCAGGTCGCGACGTTCGCGTTTCAGTCCACGTACAAACAGGCGCTCGCCAACGCAGAGGCCCAGCTCCTCAAGCTGACGAACGTGGACTGGGACTCGATGTCGGCCGAGGGCAGGTCGATCGCAAAGCGACGGATCGACGAGCAGCGGGAATTGATTTTGTGGCTCAAAGCGGAAGTCGTCCGCGAGGAGTGCGAGGACAACCGCAGCCGCGGCCGTGGAAATAGAAGGAGGATCCTTGCGAGATTTTCTCCGCAGACTATCAACTTCGATTTCGACATCAGTGCGACGAGCTAAGGAGAAAGACCTCGTCGATGGACGCGACTTTCTTGTTTTTGGCGGACTCCTTCTGATGGGCGCGGGCTTCTGGCAGATTTACAGGCCCGCGGCGCTTGTTGTCGTCGGTTTCGGGATCTTCGGGATAGGAATGGGCTTCCTGTCCAGGGCGAAGTGAGTATGGGCATCATCTCAAAGCTCGAAAAGGGGAACGAAAGGCCGCTGAAACGGCGCTCCTTCGAGGCCGCGTCGGTCAATCGCCTGACCATGGACTGGGGCACGACGCCCTTTTCGGCCGATTGGGACATCCGGTACACCCTCCGCCAGCTCCGCGCCAGGTCCCGCGAGCTCGCCGTCAACAACGAGTACGCCCGGAAATTCATAAAAATGTGCGTTTCCAACGTCATCGGCCCCGACGGAATCACGCTCCGCGCCACGATGAAGGACAGACTGGGCAAGCCCGATAAGGGAAACAACCAGGCGGTGATGGACGCCTGGGCCGACTGGGGCCGGAGAGAGAACTGCACGGTCACCGGGCTCGCCTCGTGGCCCGAGCTGCAGCGCCAGGTGATCGAGACCGTCGCCAAGGACGGCGAGATCTTTCTGAGGATCGTCCGGAATTTTCCGAACGACTTCGGATTCGCGCTCCAGGCTCTCGAGGCCGAGTACATGGACGTGAACCTCAACCGTCCAGGCGATAACATCCGGATGGCCATCGAGTACGACGATTGGCGCCGGCCGGTTGCCTACTGGATGATGGCCTCCAACATTTACGACTACCAACCGCCGATGCACGCCCTGAAATACATCCGCTACCCCGCGAGCGACATCATTCACGTCTACTGGCAGGAGCGAGCGGAGCAGGGGAGGGGCGTGCCGTGGATGACCTCGGCCATGATCAACATGCAGATGCTCAAGGGCTACAAGGAATCTGAGCTCGTGAGCGCGCGCGTCAGCGCCGCTAAGATGGGATTCCTCGAGCCGGGCGACAAAGGCGCCGAGGATGCCTACGTCGGCGACGATCAGGACACGGCCGGCAACACGATCACCGAGGTCGAGCCGGGGATGATCGAGCAGCTCCCCCGGGGCTACAAATTCTCGGCCTTCGATCCGCAGCACCCGACCACGCAGTTCGATTCTTTCGTCAAATCCTGCCTGCGCGGGATCTCTTCCGGATTTCTCGTCTCCTACAATTCCCTGGCCAATGATCTCGAGCACGTCAACTACTCCTCGATCCGCCAGGGCGTGATCGACGAGCGCGACATGTGGAGGATTCTCCAGGCGCTGATGGTGGAGCAGCTCTGCCAGCGCGTGTTCGGCGCGTGGGTTCCCATCGCCGCCGCGAAAGGAAAGATCCGGATCCCGATGTCCAAGCTCGATGACTCGGCCGTCAAGTGGAGGCCGCGAGGATGGGACTGGGTGGATCCGCTGAAGGACCAGCAGGCGATGGTCATGGCCATCAACACTGCCCTCCGATCGAGAAAGGATATCCTGGCCGAGCAGGGTGAGGACTTCTACGAGCTGATGGACGAGATCGCCGACGAGCAGAAGTACATCAAGGACAAAGGCATCGTCATCAACGTGACGCCGACCGGAACTGTCGGAAAATTCGGCGCGAGCCCGGAGCCGAAAAGCCCGGAGGAGGTCATGGCCAACGGAAAAGTAAAGCCGGCGCAGCAGCCCGGCAGCCAGGCGGAGGCCTGAAGGGGAGGGATTCATGGAGAAGCTGGAAGTAACGAAACTACATGGCCACAGCCCGGACGCCCTGGCCGAGGAGATTGCCAAGGTCAGGGACAAGGCCAACGAGATCATCGACGCGCTGGACGCGCTCACCAGTGGGCCCGTAGCGGTCGAGTCTAAACCCGAGACGCCCGAGGCTGCCATTGTCAAGGAAAGTCTAGCTCCGGCTACACCGGAAGCCGAAAAGATCGAGGCACCAGATGGCGAAGCCGTACTCGAAACTGAGTGATCTGCCGGAAGGGATCAAGAAGCTCCCGAAGCACGCCCAGGAAATCTACATGGCGGCCTTCAACAATGCCTGGGACCAGTACGGCGAGGATCCCGAGAAGGCGGCCAAGGTCGCGTGGTCGGCCGTCGAGACGAAATATGAGAAGGACAAGGACGGAAACTGGGTCGCGAAGAAGGACGAAAAGAAGTCCGCAGACAACCTGGAGGTAAGATCGATGAAACTCAACTCAAAAGGCGTCGGCCATGCGCGGTCCCTGATCGCGGCAGGTAAGGTGGACCGCAGTTCGGGCTGGGGATTCTCCGGAGAGGACGGCAACAAGATCCTCGGGAAAGATAACTGGGACGAGTACTCGAAGTGGTTTCTCGCCACCGATCCGGACGAGGACCAGAAAACCAAGGCCCACTACAAGTATCCCTACGGCAAGGACGGCAAGGTCTACCGATCGGGCGTCATCGCCGCCAAGCAAAGGGCCGCGCAGCAGAAAGAATCGGATATCGCCGCCGCCGCAGACTCTCTCCTTCAGGCGATCGACAAAGACAAGAAGGAAGAGAAGACCGTGACTAAAGCCAAAATGTTCTTCCGGCAGTTCGAGATCAAGCCGGATGATATCGATAAGGACAAGAGAACGGTGAAGCTCTCGTTCTCAAGTGAAACCCCGGTGGATCGCTACTACGGGACGGAGATCCTCGATCACTCCCCCTCATCGGTGAGGATGGGTCGGCTGCAGAGCGGGGGACCGCTCCTGGTCAACCACAACCCCGACGATCAGGTGGGCGTTGTCGAGAAGGCAAACCTCGGAACGGACCGCGTGGGGCGGGCCGAAGTGCGCTTTGGGAAAAGCGCGCGCGCCGAAGAAGTCTTCAACGACGTCCAGGATGGGATCAGGAAATTCACTTCCACGGGATACCGCGTCTATCGGATGGCAGAGGAAGGTGATCACGCAACGGCCGAAGAGCCTTGCTACCGCGCCACGGACTGGGAGCCGCATGAGATCTCGATTGCATCGATCCCCGCGGACCCGAGCGTGGGCGTGGGCAGAAGCTCTCCGGAGGAAAACGAACTGATCATGGTCCGGATGGTGCCGGCAGAGCCGGCTCCGAAACCGCCCGGGCCGATCAAAAAGAAGGAGGAACGAAACATGGAAAAGTGCACAGTATGCCAGGGCGTCATGGTCGACGGGAAGTGCCCCTTCTGCGAAACCAGGGCGCTCGAGCTCAAGCGAATCAAAGAGATCAATGCCATCGCCGACAAATTCAAGGACATCGTGAAAGATGCGCCGGATATGGCCCGGAGATCGATCGAAAAGGGAGACTCGGAGGAAGTATTTCGTAGGCTCATTCTTGACGCGGTCGGCCATCCCGATCCGACGCCGAGCAGGCCGGCGAACGCGAAAGAAAAGGTCTTCCGGTCCTTCGGCGAGCAGCTCCAGTACATCGCCGTCATGTCCGACACGAGCCCGGGAAGCCGGCGCGCCGTGGACCTCTTCGGATCGGACGTCACGCGCCACTGGATGGACTTCAACCGCGCGATCAGCGGCATGAGTGTCTCCGTTCCTTCGGACGGCGGCTTCATGGTCCAGACGGAGTTCACCACGGCCCTTCTCCAGAAGGCATGGGAGACGGGGATCCTTCTCGGCAGGTGCAGCCGGATCCCGGTCGGACCCGATGCCGATGGCCTCGAGGGACCGTATATCGACGAGACCAGCCGTGCCACGGGCAGCCGTTGGGGCGGTGTGCAGATCTACCGGCGGGCAGAGGCTGTCGAGGCCACCAACAAGCAGCCGAAGCTCGGAAAATTCGAGATCAGGCTGGAGGACCTCAAAGGCCTCGCTTATATCACGAACCGTCTGTTGAGGGATGCCACCGCACTCGAAGCCTGGGTCTCCAGGGGCTTCCTCGAGGAATTCGGGTTTGTTGCCGACAATGAAATCATTCGCGGGTCCGGCGTCGGCGAGATGCTGGGCGTTCTCAACTGCGGCGCCTTTATCTCGGTCTCCAAGGAAGGAGGACAGGCCGCGAAGACGATCGTTTTCGAGAACCTGGTCAAGATGTATGCCCGGATGCTCGGAAAGCTCCGGCCGGCAGGAGTCTGGTTCTACAACCAGGAGATCGAGCCTCAACTCTTCTCTCTCGGCCTTTCCATTGGCGTTGGCGGCGTTCCCGTGTGGATGCCTGCCGGCGGACTTTCCAACTCTCCGTATTCGTCCCTCTTCGGCCGGCCCATGATCCCGATCGAACAGGCGGAGGCCCTGGGGACCGTCGGAGACATCATGTTCCTCAACCTTGGCGAGTACATCGTCATTGACAAGGGCGGGATCGAAGCGGCCCAGTCCATGCACGCCCGGTTCATCTACGACGAGATGACCTTCAAGTGGACCTACCGGATCAACGGCATGCCGGCGACGCCCTGGAGAACCGTGCTGACCCCGTTCAAGGGCGCAGGCACCCTCAGTCCGTTCATCGGGCTGCAGACGAGGTCATAAAAGCAGGGATTAGTCCTCTTCCCTTTGAATTAGAGGCTGCCCG